GTTTTAGTCACTACTTCTAAAACTTTTTTACTTGTGTTTTACATATTTATATATTTAATTAATTAATACTTTACTAATATAAACAATTTTGTTAATAAACACAAAATAAATAAAAAAATAGGGTGACTAAAAAGCCACCCTACCATTATCAAACAAAACTCAGTTTAAGAGTTTGTACCTGGTGTAACTGTTACACTTGCACTACCCATCCCTGCATAGGGGTCAGCTAGAGTTGGTGCATCTACAAAGTTAGCCGGTTCTCTCTCCATAGCAGTAAGTGTAAGTGTGTAACCACTTAAATCTCCCATAGATGTACCTGTAGCAATAGTTCCTCCTGTTACTTCAGCACCGTGTTCTAGACCCATAACAAATACATTGCCGTTATAATCTTCAACTGCAACGTGAGGTCTTCCATATGTCAACAACTTGATTTCTTTGTGATCCTCTTTACTTAACTTTCTCAAGGTAAGAGATAGAGTTTGCTCAAAGAAAGCAGTCCCATTTTCTGTACTAGCAGTAATACTTTGTTCAAAGCTGTTAGCACCTTTTAATTCGTATTTAAAAGCAATAAAAGTTCCTGATAAATCTGTAATCTCATCATTAGTCTTTGTTACAGTACCTAAATCACCAAAATCAGTGAAATATACTGCTCTTAGACCGCCAACTACATCTTTACAAGGTTCTTTACGCCCTTTAGTTAAATCACAAGCCATATCTTTTTATTATTAAAAAAGGGTGAGTAGGCATCTCGGCTCACCCACCCTTTTAAGTTGATTAATTAATTATTAGTTAGCAGAGTTGGTAATACCGTATGTTACGATATCCTCAACAATTCCATACTGCACACCTGCACTAAATCTCATTACAACTCTCACATTTTGAGAACCATCAAGATCAGCCATATCAATAACTTTTACTTCATTATGGTCAGAAAGTAATCCTGTACCGAAGAAAATGTTAGATTTTTCAGCAGCGACTGCTGTGTTATCAGCAAGACCGTTAGCAACAAATAAAGAAACACCATCAAAAGAAAGTGAACCGTTATTCCACCACTGAGTCCCTTGTGCGTTTGTACCTGCAGCACCTAGTCCAGAAGCTCCAAATCCACCTAAAGCTCTTACATAGGCTCTTGCTATGTTTTGAGAAACATAAATGTTTAGGTCTTCGCTACCATAAAGTTTTGAAGGAATTGCATCAACGATGCTACCTAATTTAGTAATAACATTTGAAGATGTTACTGCTCCTGCAGCAATCTCTTGTGCAGCAGGTAAACCTGCATCTAATGCTATTTGAGTAGTCAATCCATTAAATTGTCCGTTATTAGAAGTAGCACCTGCCCAGATAGACTGTTCTGTTCTTTGAGCTACTTTTGCTGCAACGTGAGCAATAAGGAAGTCAGAGAATTTAGAAGGCATATTGCTGTGAGCAGAAAAGCCCATAGAAAGAGCCTCCCAATCAGAGATAAAGTCTTTCTTACATAATTGTAAGTTAACTTGCTGCTCTTCTGGAGCAAGGATTCTTTCAGTTAGTGTAATAGTTGAAGTAGCATCAAAATCACAAGTTGCATCCTTAACGATATCGTCAGTTGCCACTTTTTTGATAACTTCTTTTAGCTTTACATTTGGTTTTACAGTGATACCACCATTGGATATAGTAGAACCTTCAAGTAGAGCAGCAGCGATATATTCACCTGCAAACTCTCCTGCGTAAGTAGTAGTAATTGATGTAGTAGTTGCCATTTTCTTTGTTTAATATATTATTACTTATTTAATCTTGCTAATACTCTATCTAGAGTGGTTTGCGGTCTGTTTTGAGCATATAAATGCAAATTTTTACTATCTGTTGTATTTTCTGGGCTATGAGTTAAAGGTTGCTCATCGGCAGAAAGTTCTTGAGGAACTTCTTCTTTAGATTCTTCTTTAGCTTCTAATTGACCCATCATTTTTTCAACCATAGCCCTAACTTCTGCTAGTTCTTCTTTGGTTGCATAAGACATCTCAGCTTCTTGAGCCTCAACCTCTTCAGAAGCCTCTCCTTCAGGAGCCTCTTCTAATTGCACTTCCTCTTTAACTTCTTCGGTGTTAGACTCAAGCTGTACCTCTTCCTGTACATCTTCTTGCACTTCTTCTTGTGCAACATTTTGAGTTTCTACCTCTTCAGTTGAAGACAAAAGCACATCTTTCAGTTTTGAAACGATTTCACTTGCTTTCATAAAATTGGTATTTATAATTATTACTGATTAATATTGTAACTGTTGTATTTTTAAGCCTTCTTCTGGATAATAAACCATTCTGTTCCATCTGACCATATCTGAATACCCTCATACTCTTTATTTATCTCATAATGAGATGCTGAGCCATCAATTGTTTGACTTCCAGAAGGAGTTAAGTGTACTCTAGTATTTGTAGTAAAGGTTGTGTCAGATATAAACCTAATAACTCTATGTTGGTTATTTGTAGCGGTTGCATCTGGTAGTGTAAAAACTGCAGTCCCATTAGAACCTGTCCAAGACAACTTTATTATTTCAGAACTTGCATATGTTGAGTCACCAAGATTAATTGGTGTCGAGGCCTGTGCTGTTATATTTGTCGCAGTTAAGTAATTTACAATCTCCTTTTGAATATCTGAAAATTGAATCTTCTTTGTTGTTCCACTCTGTACAATAGGAAAAACATCTGTTGTATTTAAGTCTGTTGTTGATGTTAACTCGCTTATCTTTTTATCTGCCATTATTGATATAATTTATGTGTGTTTTCTTGCATTAATATATTTCCATCTTCAGTATATAAGTGAAACAAATATCTAGTAATACTTCCTACTCCTTGAGCTCTTAAAGAACCATTACAACATTTACTAGAATACGTTCTACCATCCTTGCAGAGACATCCTCTTCTACTACCTTTAGGTGAAGAGTAACTTGGTGTTTCTTTCATTCTATCTCTCATTATTTACTAGATTTAGGATGTTTCTTTGGTAATAAATCGTAGTCAGTTGTATACTTAGCGTTTTGTGGTCTACCATTCTTAATTAAGTATAAGAAAGCATTTGTTCTAGCAAAAGCCCATTGAGAAGCCGACTTTACATTAGGTGAGCGACTTGTGTTAAATGCACCCAAACCTCTTTGAAATACACTAGCTAACATACCTACAGTTACACCATAACCTAGCTTCTCTTTATACCTTTCGTTAAAGTCATTAGCCTTCTTTTGTAATGTAGCCCTATCTTTAGCAGAAACCTTTGCCCCTGTCTTTCCACTAGCATCACCTTTAGCGGTACCTTTACCTTTTGGATTAGGATTCTTTGTACCTGACTTAGGTGCCTTAGGTGAAGACTTAACGCCACCTTTTGGACCTACTTCAGCCATATTATGTTTTTCGCAAGGCATATACCAGGTCTGTCCTTCAAAATCGTGAGTATGATATCCGCTACAACCAATATCCGATGCAGCTTTTTTAGCCTCTTCTATAGTAGAATATGCAGCTCTACCGTCTATAATTGTAGCAGAAGCCTCAATACCTTTTATCTTAGACTCAGTCCAATTAAGCATACTTTTACCTCCCCAAAGAAGATAACTTATCGTTCCACAAGCCTCAGGCTTACTAGGGTTATAATATTCAGCGGCTCTACTTAGGTAAGAGTATATGCGTTTAAGAGTTGGTAATGTAAATTTCTCTTTTCTAGCTAATTGCTGTCCCCTAACTTTTCCTACCTGGGTAGCACACTTATTACCTAACTCTTTATTCCTTTTTATGCCTAGTTTAGCATTATTTGATGCAGAATCAGGATAACCTCCATAAGATTCCAACTCTACGTCTTCAGATAGTAATTCAATTGCCTCTAGTAAGTCGTATTCAGCATTTAATTCATCTAAACACTCTGAACAGAAAGACTCTGATATAGATTCTTTAGGTCCATCCATTTTATCAGCAAAATAACCTTCAATAGAAAATCCTTTTATCTCTCCGGCCTTTACTTGACTCCATATTTCATCATTATTAACCTTCATAGATACCATCCAGGTTCCTATAGGTAAGTCAAAGTCATATTTTCTAGATTTATCTCTTTTTTCGTCTTCTATAATCCAGGATTCAACCACAGACATACCTTCCAACTCAATATTATGCTCTAGTGTGCTATTATTCTGATTACCATTCATTAAAAACAATTCAGAAGCCTTCCTTACGGTCTCTTCAGAGAAAAAGATGTAATAATCCTCTTCTTCACCACTTCTAAATATCTTTTTATTAGGAATAAGGGCCGCACCCATTAAAATCCTTTTTTCTTTATCTACTTCAGCTAATTTTATCTCTTTATGCTCTTTTAGAGCTACAAAGTCTTCTTCAATAGCAGGATTTTCAACAACAGAGATAGCTTCTATTCCACTAAACTCGTTTTCTTCGTCTATAATAAGTTCTATAATACGTTCCATATATAATTAACTATTTTGATTCTATTCGTTATATATTTACCCTAATGTTCTAGTTACATCAATATTTCTATCAAGTTCATTAGCATCTTTAATATCTTTATGCACTACAAATGCTCTTAATGGTTGTGTTTGTTGCTCACTAACAGATTGTGCTAATTGAGATTCAGGAGATGCACCTACTACGTTGAAGTCTGGTGCTTCTATATTAACACCTGCACCTCCACCACCTCCACCACCTGCTGATGGAGCTCCTAAAGATGATAATGAAGCCTGAGCTTTCTTCCTTGCTGAAAATATTGAAGCTATAAGGCCACCTATAGTTATTGCGTATGCAGCAACACCTAATGGCCCAAGTTGCCTTACAAATTCACCAATAGAAAATGCTGCATCAGCAGTTGATTCAGCAGCCTTTGCAACTATCCTCCCTTGAGCATTAACAAAATAAACAGTTTGTGTTTCAAACATTCTTTTTCTTTCAGCAAAATCAGCTTTTATCTTCATAACTTCTTCGGCTATAAGTAAGGATTGTTTTATAGTGAATAAGTCTCTTTCAGCATTTATCTTTCTCTGTTGTGCTTTTAATTCTCTTCTTTCTAAATCTTCTATGGCTTTTCTTTGGGCAGCACCTGTTAATTCACCAGAATGTAAAACATAATCTCTTTCTCTAGCTAATGCATCCATTCTAGCATCGTGATATGACAAAATAGTATCTCCTACAAACTTTAATGATTGTTGAGTTGCTTTAAATAAATCTGTCACATCTTTAGCTTGGTCTTTAATAAATTTTAAACCTGCTTTA